ATAAACTGTGTAAACCACTTTCTTCCTTCATCCGTAGCCTTGCTTAAATCAATCTGTAGGCTCGTCACATAGTTCCTGACGCTCTGTATAGAAGCTGACCCAGATTCAAGCCCCTTAAGCGTGTTTAAAAGCCTTCCAGCCTCATCCTCAGCAACATTTAGGTCTTTGGCTAAAGAGCTTGCAGCCCATCCAGCCGTCTTAGGGATGAGCCCAAAAAAGAACTTGTTGTACTCGTCACCTAAAGCCTTAGCGGACGATTTGATCTCGTCGCCAAACTTCATGCCCGATAAATTCCGCATCTGCTCGTAGAGCTTTTGCAGAGCTGGTGCTGCGTCCTCGTTGTAGATTTCAGACAACTCTTTCAACGACATTCCCGCTTTGTCGTTCATGTCCGTAAACGCTTTGCCCGCGTTATCTACATCCTCAAGGATCTGCTGAAGCGATCTCAGCTCGACACCCATCGCAACAAGCGCCGCTTTGAATGCAGGAATAGCAACCGCAGCCAACGTGCCTAAGATGACACCGACTAAGCCAAAGCCGGAAAGCAATTGCGGAAGCTGTTGCCCTAATGCCGTAAGTGCGCTTTGCCCAGATCCGACTTGCACCGCAAAGTCTTGAACCTGATAGCCTATATTTCTCGCTTGCTCGGCAAATTGTTTCTGAGAATTACCCGCGCTTTTCAGCGAGTCATCGTAGCCTTTGGTTTGCTGCTCGACATTCTTGAATGATTGGCCGAGCTCTTGAGCTTTACGTTTGGCTTCGTCGGCGTTTTTCTTAAACTCTGCGCTTTCAAGTCCTAGACCAACTTGCAGCGCTGCAATCATCTTACCGGCCACGATTTCCCCCTAGTATTTCCAGATACTCTGCCTTGAACCCCGGCAAAGAAGTGAACGTTAAAAAGTCACGCTCTTGTCTTGTCATGTTATCGGGAGGGATGAAGTATTCCTCCAAATGCGGGAAGAACTCGGTCGGCTTAGTTGTTTTTGCTCCTTTTGACCACGAAGCAGCAAAGTTATAAACCAACGACATCAGATGCGACATGAAGATCAGGTTTTGCCTGCCCCCAATCAATCCATCGCGCCACATCAATTCTAATGCTTGAACGGTCGCTACATCAAGGCTATCAAATACTTCCGGGCTTTGACCGTTAAAGATCGCCGCCGCCCTTATCTGGTGATATAGCGACCCTGTTAGTTTTTTTTCGTTGTCTCGTAATCGGGATTGACAGCAGACTCAATGGATTTCACAAGCTCAGTTATTTCAACCTCGGATAGCGTGTCTGCAATGTCCTCGTAAGAGAGAGCAAACAAATCATCGCCTTCCTTGAATCCGACTAGAGAGATCATCGCAATCTCACGCATCTTTTTGATGGCCGTAAATCTTGCCGTTGACTTCATGCTTACGCCTTGCACCTTAACGTCATTCTCCAATACTTCTATGCCGTCATCAGTGGGGCTGCAAAACTGCCACAGCGAATCCAAAAGCGTTTTGTATTCACCATCTATAAGCTCTTGCGGAGGCTTTTTCAGCTTGTCCATCAAGCCTTTCATCTCGTTGCGAGTCGGTAAATAGACCTCAAGATCTTGATCGCCAAACTTGATCTGTCGATATTTCTGCCGCTGAAAACCACCTAATCTTTCTTGTAGTTTCATTTTGTCTTTGCCTTTTGTTTTGATGCCCACGCGTCTAAATTTTTACCGAGACGCTCCGCAAGAGACGCTAAAACTTGCGGAACGGCAGATTGAAAGTTATTTCTGATAAAAGGCTTGCCCGGTGTTTTTGCAGTGCCGTATTCCATAGCCTCTGCCGCGGGTCTATATTCTCCCTTCTCGTCCTTGTAATTAACGCCGACATCGACATAGCCGAACGCGATTGTATTGGGCGAAAGATACTTGCGCTTTTTATCTTTGCCAGTGGCAACCTTTGCGCCCTTTCTGATCTTAATCTTTAGCTTGCCAGTATCTACGGGTGCGCCAGCCTTAATTCTTGTTTTGGCTGCTTCCATAGACTCTCTGAGAGCCGGTATAAGAGCGCGTTTGGCTTTTGTTGTGCCAAATTCCTCTTGTAGATCTAAGAGAACTTTTTCAAATTCCTTTAGACCTTTAACCTCGATCGTTGGCATTGGTGACGATGCGCTTAAAGATCTGATCGTTTAATTTCAGGACGTAATCAACTATTTCGTCGGGAGACATGCAATCCGCATGATTAGCCGCGATCTGATGACAAAGCGAAATGTTGATGAGACGTTGTTGTGGATACCCAAACCAGTTCTTAGCACCGGTTTGGGCCTGCGCGATTAAATAGCTCAGTAAATCGTCACTCGCTCGCTGCATATTGCCTCATCACGTTGAGACAGACAGCTTCAGCGGCTTCGGCTTCCTGTAAGGCGGCATCCACCTCTGGTAGGGTAAAGGGATGGCCTTTAGCGTACTGGTGGAGATCGCCATAGTATCCCTTCATGCCTTCCAGAAAATCAGACATTGTTTGACCAGCCATATTGATTACCCCTCGGATGAATGGTGAATGTCACCTTAGCTTCAGCGCCGGGAGCAGGATCAACCGTCCACTGGCTTACGCGACCATTGAAGGCGTAGTAGACAATGTTTGTACCATCCGTTGCTGCGATAACAAACGTGCGATCAATCGTGCCGTTGTAAGCATCGCCGCGAAGCAAAAGAAGGTTCGTATCAGCAGGATTCCACGCCGCTACCACCGTCATGCTTGTAGGTGCAGACTGAACCGGGATCTTGTCAGATTGACGCGAGCCAGCGACCGAGAAGTTAGCAACCGCATCGTCTTGCCCAAAAGCAGGGATCGCCTCTACAGGCACAAGATTGGCTGAGACAGCGATAGCCGAAACGCTTGCAACCACAGAAAGGTTTGCAGTTGTCAACGGGGTTGGAGTTGCAGTTGGTTGGCAATAGAGCGAGGCGCTAAAGCCGGGTAAAACTTTACTAGGAAGAGCCATTTTTCACCTCACGCAGGAATGTCTAAAGTGCAATCAAGAACGATTTGATTTAATTTACTGTCATTGTCGTAGGTGTGAAAGAGCCAATCTACATCGACCTTTGACACAAAAAAGAGACCACCGAAAGTACCTTGATAACCGTGTAAGGCATCCACAATCTGCTGCGCCTTACTAAAACAATTCGCCATCAACTGAGCAAACACTGTAGCCTGAAACACTGGTCGATCTATACCCTTCACCGATTGCGGCCCTGTATACACCGGCTGATGAACGTCTCTGAGCTGCCACGTTACAAAAGTCGGTTCGCTTGCAAAGTTACGATTGAACACTGCATAAACTGGAGTCGGTGTACAAACTGTGACTAGTTGCGCTTGTATCGCCTGAGCATAAACAACCGCGCTATTTTGCCCCATATCAGACCGCCACGCTAGGTTCGTTTCTGTAGCACATCAGCGAGACCCACTGTCTGTCATCGTGCTCAAAAACCTCTGCGATTCGCCAACTATTGCCTCGGAATGTGATCGAGTAATCCTCTTGATTATCCGAGATCGTTCTCATGTTAGGCGTGTAATTCACAATGAAATCCATCATGTTGTCGTATTGCCTGAACTTCTCTAACGTGCGAATTCGATTGTGAACCGATTTAGTTTTTGCTCGCGTCTTAAACCAAAGCGTCTCGACCGTCGTTTGCTCACCTAAATTCGTAATGGTGAACGACAGATTATTGATGCTTATCTCGTCGACGCGTAAGACCATTACATCACCAGCGGGCGGTACGGTCTAAGCAATTGGTCAATTGCCCACGGAATCTGCTTTAGATTCTCAGCGGATGTAGCCGAGCGATTGTTGTACAAGTGAGTGAGAAGCATAAGCCCCGCTTGTTTGACTACAGGATACTGACCGATTACCGAGCCTTGTAAGGTGTACTGACAAAGCATAGGAGCAGTCATGTAAGTATTGATATTGTTGGGAACCTCAAAGAGAACAACTTTGTTCCCTGTTGGATCGTAGTAATAGTTTGAGCTTGTGATCGTCGTTAAGACCGGAGGGTTTAGGTCGTTGTAATACTTCACCCAGTTGATCGTCACGCCATTCTGCGAGACCTCGGGAAGATCAAGGCTTACAGGTGCAGCCATAAGCCCTGAGATCATGTAGGAAGCCTGATAGGTGACGTTAAAGACCGGGACACCTAAATAATCCTCAATCGCCATCCTTGTAGCGAGTTCTAACTGACTTAGGTAATCGTCCTGCGATTCATCCTGAAACAAATTCAACTGGTTGGTGATTTCCTCAAACGTAAGCCACTGAGTCACCGGATCACGGGCGCTCTGAATGACCTTCGAGTAGTTGAACGGGTTTCTAGAACCCGCTCCGAAGTTACCTTGCAGTTGGGATGGCATCTTAGGTTCCGATCAAACGTACACCGGCAGTTACATCACGAACGGTCGAGACCATCCGCTTTTCAGCATATATCGTAATCGTTCCGGGTTGGGTCTGCTCCATCCTCTGAAGCGTCATCTCCGAGTGATCGACGATCCACATAAACCGCGGCCAATTTGCAAGATAAATCGGAGAAGCACCGATTGCAGGAGCATCCAAATAAGGATTAGCAATAACCGGCCAGCCCATGATGTTTACACCGGGGCCTTCGTCCTTCTCGCCTGTCTCAACAAGCGCATAAGAATTACCACCGTGAGCGTATTCCCTCAGCGTTGCAATAGCTGTCGGGTGCATCATCCACGCAGTTCCCGGCATCCTCCAAAACTGACCGGGAAGAGCGCTAGCAACGTCTACAAGGCTTTCCCACTCAATGCCGCCTGAGTGCGTATAACCCACGGTGTTAAGCGTGTGTATGCCCGCTGTTATAGCCGTTCCTGACGTTCCGTAAGCGGCAGATGATCCAGCAGTGCCAGCGTACATTTTCAAGCCTCTGAGACCGTTTGTAGCGCCTGTGGAGGTTGTTGTAGAGCCTGCCTGATCGTTATTGATTGCCATCGACGCAGCTTCGATCTGGCTAAACTCCATTGCGAGATCTTCGACAAGCGCAGCGTCTAATCCGTTGATGTCATCCATCGCCGCGGCACGAATTGGCATCTGAGCGGAAATAACACGCATCGGAAGCTGCCAAATGGATGTGGCGATATTGGGTGAGCCTGAGTTCGCGTTGACTGTGTAGCCCCACGGGTTTGTGGAGTTCGCAGCGTTACCTGTTTTAACGACAAACTGAATATCCGAGTCTGCCGTCATTGTCTGATTTGCAAACACCCGAAATGGGTTCCAGTAACGAAGCGATGCAAAGACATCCTCGTTGTAAACGCGACCGCCAACCCCGCTGCCTGAGCCGGTTAGGGCTGAGGCTTCCGCGAGGTTGACAGTGCTTTTGCCCTCGTGGAGAGCCTTTTTCAAGCCTTCCAAAATAACCTGTTTCATAGTCTCTCCAAAAGGGAGAGGGCTTTCGCCCTCTTACATCAAGCAGCCGTACCGGTCGAGCGATAACGAACGCCAGCGTTAGGATCGCGCACTGAAGTAGCTGCACGAGTCTCGCCATAGAACGTGATCGAACCGGGGAGCGTCTGGTCGTAGCGACGGAGAACCATCGAGAGACGCATAACGATGGTGTGGAACTGCTGCCAATCCGCGAAGTACATTGGATAGTAAGAAGTAGTCCCTGCCGCGCCGGTGGTGGGCTGGCTGGGGTTATCAAGGTACTTGTTGACTGCAACCTTGAAGCCGAGCAACTCACCAACGATGCCATCGGTACGTGACAGACCGTCGATGTAGATCGGACGCTTTTGATCGTCCACGAGACCGCGGATGCCCTGAAGCAGAATCGGGTTGATCATGAACGCTGCACTGGGAGTCCAATACTGCTGTGGCAAGCTGTAGATGAAGTTAACAACATCTTTATAGACGATATTGTTAGCAGCAACCGTATTGGCGTTTGTCGTAAGCTGATCGTAGGTAGCAAGGTTATGCAAACCGTTGGTGGTTGCAGTTCCCGAAGTACCAAACGAAGCCGTCGAGCAAGAACCGCCCGTGTAGGTTGCATTAGCGCCAGCGTACTGATCCAAACCGCGCAGACCATCAGCGCCGCCCGTCGTTACAGAAGTTCCGGTTCCCGACTGATCGTTATTCTGGATCATCGAGGTTGCCATTGCCTGCTGGAACTCCATCAACATATCGTCAACAACGTTAGCCTCAAGGCCGTCGATGTCATCAAGTGCTGCGGTACGGATCGGGAACTGAGCGTTCAAGTCCTTAAGGATGACTTGCCAAATGCTTGTGGCTTCAGTCGTGGATGCGCCGTTGTTCTGAACGGTGTAGCCCCACTGAGCGCCTGCATTGCCGGTTTTGACTCTAAATTGATATGCGGAACCGTCAGTTGCAACGATGCGCGACAGATCCATCAAGGGATTTCCGAGACGCTTTGCAGCGAACACGGGATCGTAAGCTGTGCGGCCACCAACGTCGTAACCCGAACCCGTAAGAGCCGAGGCTTCCTTAATGTACGCTTCGCACTGATCCACCGATTCAAAGATCTTGACTTCGCGCTCAATGTTGTTACCGGCCTTCATGTACTCCTTAAGAACGTCTTTGAAACGACGATTTGCTTCGCCACGAACGGTCTTGTGAATAGGACGGATGATAGAAGGAGCGGCAACTTTTGCCTCTAAAGCGGCAATCTTTGCTTCGGTTTCGGTTTTAAGCGACTCGACAGCCTCGGCAACTTTTGCTTCAACAGCTTGAGCGGTTTCTGCCAATTTGGCAGCGCTAGATGCTTCGATTGCATCTAATTTTTCAATGACTTTTTCCAACATTTTGAAATCTCCTAACGGGTTGAAATAGCTTTGAGCAACTCTCGGTATTCGAGCGCTTTCAGCAACTCCGCCGCATCAGACTCACTCTGAGTGGCAGTTTGTTGATCGCCCACAGCATCACGCTGTTCCAAAATGGCTTTCAACACACCGGACGCGGCGGTCGCATCCCGGCGAGATAGCCCTGCATCACGCAAAGCCTTCTCAATCGTTCTCGGATTGGGTTTTGAGCCCATCCAGTACTCAAGTCTACTGATCTCAGCCTTCGGATTATTAGGCTGCATCACGATAGAAACCTCGGCTAGACCACCTTTAACAATCTGAAAGAAAGTGTCGGGATCGTCTGTAGGCTCGCCATTCTCATCCACCATCCTGTACTCATCGGCATAAGCACCAACAGAAACGCCACCAACCATCTTCGGGCTTTCCTTCATGATCGTGTACAGATCAGACCCGGAAGTGGTGTTCAGGAAGATCTTTCCTGTGCCGGTCATCCCTTCTTCGGTGATGTCGAACTTTGACCATTCACCGACAGGCATCATGTCGCTTGAATGTTGAAAATACATCGGAAGCGGCCTTCCTGCTTCCATCCACATCTCGTGCCACGCCTCAAAAGCCTCGGGTGTGTAAAAGAACCGTCGACCGTCTGCGCCTTCTCTTGCGCCCCACGTCGTAAGGGTGGCTTCGATTTCACCCGTGGGTTCGCCCGTTGCCTCGTCAGCTTTGCGGCCTAATTCGACCTTAGCTTCGTAAAAAAACGTCACGTTTTTCATGCGAACCTCACATAAATCTAAATGAACTGGAACTACTCTGTAAAATCCTTTGCGCGGAATGCAAAAGCGCATCATCTGAATTTATTGGGGCTAAACCCATTTCTTGTATGACATAAGGAGGCGATTGATACCATTCGTAAATTGATTCAATCGTTCCTTTAGGCCTTTCTTTCGCTCGCTCTAAACACGTTTCAATGCCGGGATCAATTAATATAA